TAAATATGTCACTTTATTTTCTCTGTAAGTTTGATTTAACTTTTTCTGTATTTCTGATGATGGATTGGTTTTCTTTTTTCTTTTGCCCGGCTTTTTAAAAACAGGAAATATATTTACGTCTAAATAATCTCCGTGATATATTCTTCTTTCTCTTTGAATATATTTGCCTTTATATTTTCTTTTCATTTGTACCACCTGCCCGTATCGTTGATTTATTAATATTCTGTATAAACCTTAAAAGTGCCACAATGGACACTTTTAAAATTTATCTATTATATAAGAAGAAACTCAACTATAAACCAATGTTTGTTGCTATTTATTTACAGTTTTCTTTCTTTATCAGTCGATGCTGCCCTATCTTACTGACAAGGTAATAAGCATCTTCTGTTTCTGTTTCTATGTACCAATTATTCGGTTTAAGTCCACACGATGCGATATATGTTTTTTGTTTTTTTGTTAAATTCTTTTTTCTCATAGTGCTTTAACCTCCTAACATTTCATGTATTGAGGATAGCGAATTTTAATCGCTTCAACCATATATTTCACAAACGGCATTGAGAATAGTTCATAAGGTGTATATTTGCCGTCAGTATCGGTTGTCGTATCTTCCCATGATGTACCATTTTGACAAAAACCATTATACAAATTTATTGCTAATCGGCATAATTTAAGAGTATGTTCTGTTTGCCACTTTTGCCCGAACCCGTCTAACTTTGGACAGTTTGATTGAAAATCATATAAACTGTCAATATTGGTTCTTGTGGTTACTAAAATCCCGAGCGTATAAAAGAATGCCTTGCGGTATACATCTCTTTCTGATTTCGTTTTTATCACATTTTCGCAATAAAATATCATATGCTCATACCCCATAAATTCAATGCCCTGTGTTAGTTCATAGATTGTTTCATTATTCAGCATTTTTATCCCTCCATTAGTTTATCATTATGTATTTTTCTGCATTTAACTTTCGTTTATTTTGACATAATTGCTTAATTTTCTTTATTTAAAATATAATTAATATTGTTTATTGGGATAATTGCTAATGTGATTTCTTTTTTCTGATTTTGATGATTTTGAAAAAATGCTAATCCCCTTGCAAACTTAACAAAATTGCACTCATCGTTGAAGTCTAAACAATTACCACTTTGTAATGCAACTTCAAAATGTCTGTCCGGTTCAATGCTTAATGTTTTTTCAACTGTTTCCGTAGTTTTTTTACTTGGTGGCGTAAAATTTTTATTCATCGTTATTCCTCTTTTCTGACTTATAATCTAATTTCCTCTTTGACTGTATCAATTTCTATCCGCTCTTCGATTATATGTAAATACCCATCTTCGGTCAGCACCTCATAATCGCCCTTTTCATCTTCAATTAATTTATCTAAATACTCGTACAACTCATAAACCGTCATTATATTTCCCCTCACTTTCCTGAACGCAGCATATAAAATAATAGCTGCGACATTGACCGTTGACGGTCAATAGGGTGTGCCACTGTTGTAATTTTCAACGTCCAATCTACCGTTTTATCATCTATTGGTGTCGGACTTTCAAACTCATCTGTGGGTTCTCTGCTCTCGGGACACGCCACATATACCCCTACGCTCCATGGCACTTCACGCATAATTTGTTTATATGTTTCCATTGTTGTGACAACATAATTTCGGTCACCACCAAAATTTAAGCCGTTGCCGCTATGATAATCAGCCTTGCAACTCTTGATTTCGTAAAAAACAAACTCGCCTTTTTCAATTCCACTCGTGCTTTGATTTTTTGGCACGAATTGTATAAAATCAACACGTTTTGTTTCGCCTTTTCCACCACTATAATCAAGTGTAACTTCGCTTGCGTAGTATTTACCCCTGCCCGATAATCTTTCAATGAGTAAATTACTCAAAAATTCAGTTGTTTCCTTTCTGTTCACTCCTGTACCCCCTACTCTGACAGTGTAAAATCTTCCTTGACAACTTCGATTAATTCTTCTAAATAATCATATAATTCCTGTACTGTCATTCCTGTACCTCCTAATACTTTCAATCAATTTCCAACTTGCTTGTCATTGCCTTTTTATAATTTTCAGCAACGTTTTATTGTAGCTGCTACCCTTGAAACCTTTATATTTTTTCTCATTTTATCGTTTCCATTTCAATCTCTGTCCGCATTCAACGCAATGCTTATCGCCAAACAATATATTTGTATCGTTGCCGCAATTAGGACACCCCTTGTCAAATACTATATCTTTCGGAATGTCTTTTTGCTCATACTTATACAACTTCTCTACTGCCGTTTTCACCGGCTCGAAGTTGCGTATTTCCCTATCAATTGTTTCCTGTGTTATAGGCGGAAACATTTT